TTTCTAGTATCTCTATTTGAAATAGCCGAATTAAAGATTAAGACTAGAGAATTACGAGTAAATATGATTGGTACACAGAACGCAGTATATTCTATTAAGTCATTAGATCTAGGAGTTAAAGAGGGAGTAGTTAAAGATTATATTATTAGAGTGATGGATAATAATGATGAATTCATTGAAATAATGCAGCAACGGATTAATGAAAAGTTTTATGTGATTGAAGCAGGGAGTAGAGAAGAAGCTATTGAAAGATATAAACAGTTAAAAAAACATTCTAGTTAAATATTTAATTGTAGTTTACAATTAAATGAAAAAGGAGATTTTTAATGTGAATTATAATATGTTTTGTCTTTTAGCTACTGAAAGTGGTGCTCAAGCATCTAATTTGGCTACTATAATAAGTGGTGTTATCAATGCAGTAGCTGTTATTATTGTATATTTATTAACTAAAAATTTTCAAAAAAAGCAAGATGAAAAATCTCAGGAATTTCAAGAGATGCAAGCAAAAGAGACAAAAGATTTTCAGAAAAAACAAGATGAAGAATCTCAAAAGTTTCAAGAAAGAACAGCTAAAGAATCACATAAATTTCAAAAAGAATTAGCGGAAGAATCAAGAAAATTTCAAGAAAAACTAAATGATGATAACTTTGAGCGTAGAATAAAAGAAGAAAGACCTTATATAGTAGTTGAATCTCCTGAATTAATATTCCAATATGATTCTACTTATACCAAAGACTTGTTAAATGTAAAGTGGGTTTATGAAGATGATATTCAAAAACAACTACTTGGAACAGATTATGAGTATAATATTAGAGTATATTTGAGATTTAGAAATATTGGAAAAAGTATGGCTAAAAAGATAGAAGTTGTAAATACTTATATTAATGCAGATGAAAAATTAAAAAAATTTGACGAATCTCATAAGCTTCCACATGAATTGAAAAGAGGAGAAATAAATGGAAATACAACAGTATATAGATTATATGAAGAAGATAAAGATTCTCCGAAAGTAGTGAGTTTTAATAATGAAGATGAGATGCCACATCATTATAAATTTGATTTACTTAAAAGTAATGATTTTATAAAAGTTTCAATAAATGAATCAGATTTGAAGTTAATAAATTATTTTTTATTTTATACTTATGCTTTAATTCATTTACCTAAATTGAAGTTTTCTATTACATATTTCGATCAATATGATAATTTTTATAAGGATAATTTTAACATAATATTAAGGCCAATTAATACAGCTATAAATCCGGGAAAATTAAGTGATGATTATAAAAATGATAAGAGTATATTAATAACTGCTGAAATTGAAAATACGTAGTTTTAGAATGGAGGTCAGAAATGTCTACAACTTATGAAATTAAACCTGGAACCTTCAAATATATAGAATCAGAAATATATAGTCATTCTGAAAATAAAAAAGAAATAGATAGACTAAGATTGGCGATATTAAATCCTAGCAAACCAACAGATGAAAATATTATCTATGGTCCATTAGAAAAAGGATTACCAGTTAGAACAACAGAAGTCATGGCAACACGATTGCTCACGAACAAGATGCTGCGTAACCTAGAAGAAATGGTTGAAGCAGTCGAGTATGTGTACAATAGATTGTCTGATGATCGTAAGAAAGTTATTGAGTTAAAGTACTGGAATAAAGACAGGAAACTAAAGATGGAACAGATTGCTAGTGAATGTCATATGCACCGCAATACTGTATCAAGTATTAGAAGAAACTTTGTAAAGGCAGTAGCTATGCATGTGGGAATGAAATAAGTTTGTGCATTAATTGTGCATTTGAAATGTATTTTAAATATATTATGATAGTGTGGATTAGATAGACTTATACACTAAGACGAATACTTATCAGAAGGCGTATCATTTATGTGGTACGTCTTTTTATTATACCTATAAAGGTGGTGTAGGTATGGCTAGAATTGTAGGTAAAGGTAAGAACGGACGTAAGCAATATGAGTATGACTGGTTCTATCATTCAAAAGCTTGGAGCAAGTTAAGGAATATGGCACTTGATAGGGATAACTATCTATGTCAGAAGTGTCTAGCACATAACAAGATAACCAATGCTAAGATAGTCCATCACATTGTTTACGTAGATACTGATTTTACTAAAGCATTAGACCTGGATAATTTAATATCAGTGTGCCAGGACTGTCATAATAAAATTCATGCTAACGATAACGACAAAACGAACGAGAGAAATGTAAGAGTGATGAAAGTTTAAAAATTAAAATTGTTTTGAATTTCAAAATAAATAATTTTTGTACCCCCCTACCAAGCGAGCAAAAAGCGATTCTGACGGGGACCGGCGGGGGGACCTTCGTTTGCAATGCGGATAACTTTTTCATGAAAGGGGGCTAACTATGAAAATAACAAAAAATAAGCTAATTCAATATATTGATGATTATCAAAAATCTGATGACATACTTATTTCTTTATATTTAGAAACTTACGAATTTTATTGTCGATTAAGAGACGAGTTAAAAGATAGTGATTTAATGATGAGTCATACAAATAAAGCAGGTGCAACAAATATTGTTAAAAATCCACTTAGTATTGAATTAACTAAGACTGTTCAAACGTTGAATAACTTGTTAAAGTCATTAGGTTTAACTCCTGCGCAAAGAGAAAAAATAGTTCAACAACAAGAAGATGGTTTCGGTGACTATTAAAATATTAAATAAACCATCACCTAAACTGTTAACGACATGGTATGCCAAACAAGTAGTAGCAGGTAAGATTGTCGCAAATAAATACGTGATAAAAGAATGTGAGCGACACCTTAAATACTTAAAAGGCCATGAAAAGTGGATTTTTGATGAAGAATTAGCACATAGACCAATACGTTTTATAGAGAAATTTTGTAAACCATCAAAGGGTGCAAATAATCAATTAATACTACAACCATGGCAACATTTTATTATTGGTAGCCTATTTGGTTGGGTACACAAAGAAACAAAGTTAAGACGATTTAAAGAAGCCCTTGTATTTGTTGGGCGTAAGAATGGTAAAACAACGACTATTTCAGGGCTTGCTAACTATGGTGTGTCGCAAGATGGAGAAAATGGTGCTGAAATTCATATGTTAGCAAACACTATGAAACAAGCACGATTATTATTTGATGAGTCCAAAGCTATGATTAAAGCTAGTCCAGTCCTAAAGAAAAATTTTAGATCATTACGTGATGCGATTCATTATGATAAGACGATATCTAAGATTGAACCGCAAGCATCAGACAGTGAAAAACTAGATGGACTAAACACACATATAGGTATTTTTGATGAAATACACGAATTTAAAGATTATAAACTTATATCAGTCATTAAAAACTCAAGAGCAGCACGTTTACAACCATTATTGATTTATATCACTACTGCAGGTTTCCAGTTAAATGGACCACTTGTAGACATGGTAGAAGCGGGAAAAGATACATTAAATGGAATTATTGAAGATGAACGCACTTTTTATTACTTAGCTTCTTTAGATGATGAAGATGATATTAATGATAGTGAAAACTGGATTAAAGCTAATCCAAATATTGGTGTGTCGATTGATATTGAAGTTATGAAAGAAGAGTGGATAAAAGCAAAGCGTATTCCCGCAGAACGTGGCGATTTTATTACTAAACGATTTAATATCTTTGCTAATAATGATGAGATGAGTTTTATAGACCATACAACATTATCTAAAAATAATGAAGTGATCACTTTTAATGAATTAGAAAATCATCCATGTACAGTGGGTTATGACTTATCTGAAACGGAAGATTTTACATCTGCTTGTGCTACATTTGCACTTGAAAATGGAAAGATTGCAGTATTAAGTCACTCATGGATACCAAAACATAAAGTAGATTTATCGAATGAAAAAATACCATATAGAGAATGGGAAGAAGCAGGATATCTGACTATACAAGATAAACCTTATATAGATTATACAGATGTATATGATTGGATATTAAAAGTGAATGAACATCATCCAGTAGAAAAAATTACATATGACAGAGCGAACGCATTTAGACTTAATCAAGAGTTAAAGAATTATGGGTTTGTTACTGAAGAAACAAGGCAGGGCGCATTAACATTAAGTCCTGCTTTAAAATCGTTAAAAGAGTTATTTTTAGATGGCAAAGTAATCTATAATAATAATCCATTATTTAAATGGTACGTAAACAATGTGAAATTAAAACTTGATAGAAACGGGAACTGGTTACCATCTAAACAAAGTCGATATCGTAAAATAGATGGCTTTGCAGCCTTACTAAATACGTATACCGATATTATGAATAAACTCACTGAAGAAAGTAACACGGGAAATATTGAATTTTTAAGTATTAAAGACTTAATGGATTAAGGAGGTGATTAAAATCGCAAGTGTGAACATCTTTACTAGGATAAAGCGTAGATTAATTGATAATTGGATAGATGAAACAAGTAATAAACTTTATGATTTCTCGCCATGGCATAACAAATCATTTTGGGGAAATATCAATAATACTTTAGAAACCAATGAAACTATTTTTTCTGCAGTAACTAGGTTAGCAAATTCATTATCTAGCATGCCAATTAAGTTATATGAAGATTATAAAGTCATAAACACAAATGTATCTGAACTATTAACAATTAGTCCTAATAACTCATTAAGTAGTTATGATTTTATCAATCAAATTGAAACGGTAAGAAATGAAAAAGGTAATGCATATGTATTGATTGAACGAGATACATTTTCGCAACCTAGCAAACTATATTTACTAAATTCAGACATAGTAAATATAGCAATAGAAAATAATAGTAGAGAAGTCTATTACATTATTCACGCTGCTTCTGGTAACAAACTTATCATTCATAATATGGATATGTTGCATTTTAAACACATTGTAGGCTCAAATATGTTAAAAGGGATAAGTCCTATTGATGTGCTTAAAAATACAACAGACTTTGATGCTGCTATACGTAAATTCAATTTATCAGAAATGCAAAAGCCTGACTCGTTTGTACTTAAATACGGTTCAAATATTGATATGAAAAAACGTCAAAGTGTAATCGAAAATTTTAAAAAATTCTACGAAGAGAATGGCGGTATTTTATTTCAAGAGCCTGGTGTAGAGATTGATCCAATACCTAAGAAATATGTTTCTGAAGATATTGTTGCAAGTGAAAATCTTACTAGGGAACGTGTAGCGAATGTCTTTCAACTACCTGCAGTGTTCTTAAATGCTAATGAAAGTAGTAACTTTACGAAGAATGAAGAATTAAATCGATTTTTCTTACAACACACTTTAATTTCTATTATTAAACAATACGAATCAGAATTTAATCGTAAACTTTTGACACCTTTAGACCGTAAGAAAAATAGATATTTCAAATTCAATGTAAAAGCATATTTACGTGCAGATAGTGCTACACAAGCTGAAGTTTACTTTAAAGCAGTTCGGAGTGGTTATTACACTATCAATGAAATTCGAGAACTTGAAGATTTACCGCCAGTCGAAAATGGCGATAAACCATTTATTAGTGGCGACTTATATCCAATTGATACACCACTAGAGTTACGTAAATCATTGAAAGGTGGTGATAAAGATGACAACGAAAAAATATTTTCAAATCAAAAAGAAAACGGATAAAAAAGGCGAGATTTTCATTTATGGAGATATTGTGAGTGAAGAATGGTTTGCAAATGAAGTAACAGCACCTGGATTTAAGCAACAATTAGATGAATTAGGGAATGTTTCTGAAATAGATGTTCACATAAACTCGTCGGGTGGTAACGTGTTTGAAGGTCATGCTATCTACAATATGCTTAAAATGCATAAAGCAAAAATTAATATCTATATTGATGCATTGGCTGCATCAATCGCAAGTGTGATCGCTATGAGTGGTGACACTATTTTTATGCACAAAAACAGCTTTTTGATGATTCATAATTCATGGATTATGACAGTAGGTAATGCTAAAGAATTACGTGATACAGCAGATTTATTAGATAAAACGGATGAAGCAAGTAATCAAGCATATTTAGATAGAGCGCTTAATATTAGCGAAGAAGAACTGAAAGAATTATTAGATGCTGAAACATGGCTTACTGCAAGTGAAGCGTTAGAAAAAGGATTTATTGATGAAATTTTAGAGCCTAATGAAATCGCAGCAAGCATATCTGATGAACGCTATAAGTTATTTAAATCTGTACCTTCATCCATTACAAAACAAGACAATAATGTAACAAAGCACTTAGAAGAACAAAAATTAAGACGAAAAATTATAAAAGAGTGTGAAACTTTAAAACTCACACTTAATTTATAGGAGGGTAAACGAATGCCAACATTATTTGAATTAAAACAATCGTTAGGAATGATTGGACAACAATTATCAAACAAAAATGAAGAATTAAGTAAACAAGCTTCAAATCCTAATGTAGATATTAAGGATATTGAGAAATTAAGAAGTGAAAAAGAAGGTTTACAACAACGTTATGAAATCGTTGAACAACAAGTAAAAGAAATTGAACAAAAAGAAAAAGCGAAATTAAACGACAAAACTTCTGCTTATCAAAAATTAAATAACGATGAAAAATTAATTAAAGCAAAAGCAGAATTTTATCGTCACGCTTTAAAACCTGATGAGTTTAAAGCACCATCACATGAAGCCAAAAAAGCTTTAATTGCTTTACCTGATGGAAATGAAAGTGGTGGAGATAAATTCTTACCTACTTTATTATCAAATGAAATTGTATCGGAACCTTTTGTGGAAAATAAATTACGTGAAAAAGCACGATTAACAAATATTAAAGGCTTAGAATTACCACGTATTGCTTATACATTAGACGACGATAATTTTATTACTGACGAAGATGTAGCTAAAGAAATTAAATTAAAAGGTGATACAGTAAAGTTTGGTTCAAACAAATTTAAAGTATTAGCATCAGTATCTGATTCTATTATTCATGGTTCAGATGTTGATTTAGTCAATTATATTGAAAATGCTTTACAATCCGGTTTAGCAGCTAAAGAGCGTAAAGATGCATTTTCTATTATTTCAACTTCTGAATCTCAACATATGTCATTTTATATTGGAGATAAAGTGAAATCAGTTAATGGAAAAACTACTTATGAAGCAATTACTAAAGCATTAGCTGATTTACACGAAGATTTTAGAGAAAATGCAAGTATTTACATGAGATATGCTGAATATGTAGATATTATTACTACTTTAGCGAATGGTTCTACTGCGTTATTTGAAGCAACTCCAGAAAAAGTATTTGGTAAACCAGTTATCTTTACAGATGCTGCAACTCATCCAGTTGTCGGAGATTTTAATTACTTTGGTATCAACTATAATGGCATTACTTTTGATACTGATAAAGATGTTAAACACGGTGAATATTTATTCGTATTAACAGCTTGGTATGACCAACAACGTATCTTAGACAGTGCGTTCCGTATTGCAAAGGTGGATAATACTCCCTTATAATCCCCAAAATGTAGATGTTAGACCGAATACTAGATCAGCGGTTATATCTACAAATTAGGGGCGATGCAGAATGAATTTAGAAGATTTGAAAAAATGGTTAAGAGTAGATTATAACTTTGAAGATAGTGTAATTACTGATTTAATCGAATCTGCTAAAGCTGAATTATTATTGAGTGGTGTACCTGAATATACTGAAAGTGATAAAGAGTATTCGCTTTTTATGACTGCCATAAAGTATATTGTCACTAGAGATTTTGAAACACGTGGCTTTATAACTGAAATATATAAATCAAAAGCATTTAATGAAAAAACTTTACAATCTATGATACTTAAATTAAAAAAATGGTGAGGTGATTTTATGGAATTCAATGAATTTAAAAATCATCTTACCTTTTTTAAATATGTTAACAATGGGCCATATCCCGACGAAAACGAAGAAGAAACGCTATATAGTTGTTTTTGTAAAATATACAGTCCAGTCATAAAAGATATGGAAATATTAAAATCGAATGAAACTAAAATTACGTTGAATGTTGTTATTAGAGATGCTTCTGAAT